GTCTTTGGATGTTCTTTTATTCTGAGGAACTACGATACGCTGGCTTAAAAGATAGTTATGAATGATAACATCCCACATCTTAACTGATGTAAATGTATCCTGATAGTTTACCTTGCCATCATAGGCAATGGCCAATACCTGTTCAATAAACTTCAGCTTATCTTCCAGACGATCAACAAGATCCACATCTCGAATATTATACTCGATGAACTTCTGATAATCTTTCTTGTAAAGATCGAACAGTGAATCGTATTCGGAATAATCCATCTTGCGCTCACCCAGCTCTACATTACAGATATGATCCAGACGATAGGACTCCTGCATTGTAAAAGAAAACTTCTTGTACAGAGCCATGTAGTCAAGAGTGGCGATACCTATAGGAACATATATTTGATTATCTCGTCCATTAATGACGATAGTTCTCTTCTCGAGCATTTCCCATGGCGACAACTTCTTTGCCATATGACTGCCAAGGATCTTTGTTATACGATTGATGATGTAGGGGATGTCGAAGAACTCCACGTTCCAACCAGTGATAATATCAGGATTGATGGAGCGCCAGGCATCTAAAAATTTAATTAAAAGTTCAGTTTCGTCTTTACAGTTGATGTATTTTATTTTGGGATTATCTGTCTTAAATTCTCCAACACCAAGAGCGATGTAGAGATCTTTGACCTTCATTGTTATTGCTGTAATAGCTTTGTCGGCAGTTTCAATATTGGGAAATCCCTGATCTGCTGCAACTTCAATATCGATATTGAGTTTTGAGATTAACTTGGGATCGTAATCAATTTCACCCGGATAATAGTCATTGATAAAAGTATATGCGTAATTATTAAATCCGTAGACTTCAAATCCTTCTACGTCAGAATATCTTTTAATAAAATCTCTTGCCTCACCAGGAGAAGGAAAGTCAATCTTGTCCACCTTCTTGCCTCGGAGATTGCGATAGGGGCTGTCGTTATTCTTAGAATGAATAAACAGATAAGGTTTACAGGGAATTTTTTCCTGTACACGTTTGCCATTTTCATAGCCACGCAGGAGAATGTCATTATGATGCAAGGAAATGTTGGTATAAAATTTTGTCATTCTACCATTCTATAGTTATTGTTCAAAAGAGTCAAGGGGGAAATTAATCCCCCTTGCGTATTATTTGGAATCCTCATTAATAATAGATGTCACATCTCTCTAATATCTGGCCATCCAGGAGTTACCATCTTCGAGTGCCTCCTTTAGAAACACGCTCGATATCACAACGAGCAATGCCAATATCAGATAGCTCTTTATCTGAAAGCATTTCTAGTTCTTTACGAGTGTTAGATTCTTTAATTTTCTGCGAATACCATTTCACAAAATTATCGATAATCATTGACATTTATTTGTTCCCTTCTGCTAAAAAACTCTTTTCTGTTTTCACAGTTGGAGAAGAAGGTTCGTTGATATCAACCTTCTTGGGCTTCTTAGAATCAGGAATGATTGCCTCGAGCCAAATCTTCAACATACCATTGATAAGATCTGCATTTTTGATCTCTACTGAATCTGCAATAGAGAATGTACGAGTGAACGGACGATCAGCAATACCCTTGTAGATATACTGATTATTAAGGCCTTCTTGTTCTGGATCACCGCTTTCGGTATGTCCAGCAATCGTGAGAGTGCCATCCTGGATAGTGACTTCAAGATTATTCTTACCGAAACCAGCGACTGCCATCTCGATAACATACTTATTTTCGTCTACCTTGACGATGTTGTATGGTGGATAGTTGGGGATAACTTTGGCCATCGTCTCAGAAGCTTCCTGAAACTTCTTGATCATGCCATCATAACCGACGAAATGCTTTCCAAATCTGTCTGCAGGAAAAGCAACGTCAAAGAACTTATTAAAGTCAAAAGTAGTAGTCATATAGACCTCCTATTAAGCAAGGTTGATTGTGTAAATGTAGCTCCATTACGGCAACTACATAAATATATATAATGTATATCGGTATGAATGTCAAGAGAATAAAATATATTTTTTGAAAGCAAACGCATGATCAGTTTTAAAGATTTCATAAAAGAAGAAGAATCAGACGATACTGCAAAGATCATAAAGAGCTTTGTCAATTTCGCTAGCGACCAACTAGGTATCAAGAAACATCCTAAAGTCACGCTGATCAAAGATCCCCAGGTTGCAAGCGACCGCAAGAGCTTTGGTGGATATCTGGTCGGACAGGGCAAGATCGAGATCAGCATCGGGAATCGCCATGTGATGGATGTCATGAGGACCCTGGCACATGAGCTCGTGCATTACAAGCAAGACACGGACAATGTGCTCAGGCATGACAGCGGTGAAGATGGTAGCGAACATGAGAATGAAGCAAATGCAAAAGCAGCTGTCATAATGAGGGTCTGGGCTAAGAACAATCCTGATCTATTCCAGAAAGCAGCGATCCTTGCAGAAGAGTGGACAAGCTATGACCAATGAACCTGTTACATTGACAGCAAATGCAAAGAAGTATCTATTGGATTCTTGCTTATCAGCAGACAAACCCGGTATCAAGATACAGGTCAAAGGCGGAGGTTGTGCTGGGTTCAGCTACGAGTATAACTTCTTGAATGAAGCCATCAAACCTTTTGATGGAGTTGTTGATCTGAGCGATGACAAGAAGCTAGTGGTAGACGGGATGAGCCTTATGTATGTGATAGGCACTGTGCTTGACTATGAACAGAAATTGGGTTCTGCCGCTCTGGTATTCAAGAATCCCAATGAAGTGTCATCCTGTGGTTGTGGGAAGAGTTTCAGTGTATAAGATATACGAAAATTCCTATAAAGATGGTAAGATATACTTTACTGTATACAATGCCAATGGTTTTTTGGTCCTTTTAACGAGACAAGCATCGGAAATCAATAAATACAAGAACAGATGATTTGACCTTCTTTTTACAATGTTTTTATTAAAAATTTAATGTAAAGAGGAATTCAAATGATACCCTTAGACCCAAAAGAAGCAGCCAACCTAGGCAAGGCCTGGGGCGAGACAATCACCGATAGCGTGTTCGGTATAGCTGATGACATGAAAAAAGTCAAAGCTAAAAACATTGCCACAAAAGCTCGCAACGAACTCGTACAGATCAATAATGACATAGCCGAGAACAATGCCTTGCTACGCAAGCAGGCGATGCAGGAGATAGCTTCTGAGCAAGAGCGTGATAGGATTGCCAAGATGAATCCTGCTCAGAGAGAAGCTTACAAGAAGTCAAAAGCACGTGCTGCTTTAGATGCACACAATCGTGAGATCGAAGCAGAGAATGCCAAGCAGGTCGTGATGGCGGTCGTGATATTAGTATTGCTGATATCAATAGCCGCTGGCGTTGCAGCCTTCATGTTGATGAAATAACAAAGGTCGACAATTAATATGAGCGATATAGTAGTAGTCATATTAATTGTGTTCATAGCAATCGCAGGTGTTGTTGCATTCTTAATGTCGATAAAATAATGATGTATCATGGCTGAAGAAGAGGTTGTTGAAAAACCAGATGAAGATTCTGAATTTCATCCCTGGCTGTTGAATTATCGAAAAAAGAACGAGATTGAAAAGGTAGAGATACTTACAGAAACACTAAAAGGAATTGAGATGAATCTAGGATACGTCTCTGTATTATCGATGATCAATAGTGTGTTGATAATAGGTTTGATATTTGGTGCTTTAATAACGGGTGTAGTCGGTATCAGCTCAGAAGTATCGGATGCGCTTATTGGATTTGCAAAAGATAAAATTGGAATGGGAGAATAACATGGTTAAAATAAATGAATTGGAACAAAAAGAGATCGGTGATGCGAGGATTCAGGCAAAAGAAGCGTTGACATCCGGTGATAGAATAGCAGCACATTTTATATATTACTACTCGTGGTTTTGGGCAATCTCCTCAACCCTATATTTTTTCTGTGTCACGTTCTTAAACGTGCCAGAAAGCAGCCAGCATTTTGCTGATATCATCCTGGGATTCTTGTTAGGTACAGCAGTTGCTACTGTGATAGGATTCTTCTATGGCAATAGCGATAAGAGCTAATGATGGTACAAAAAGTATTACAGAAAGGATCTAAATATGCAACCCTGGACACGGATGAAGATGGAACTGTCTCTGATAACGAATTTGAAAAAGCTCAGAGAATCATCGACCTTGAAAACAAAGACGCCAAAGAGGACCAACTCAGAAGAATGGCATGGATCGCCATGGGTAGTATGGTTCTCTTCACTGGATTCTTATTTCTCCCCATACTACCAATCGAAAGATTGACCGCCTTGAGCAGCCTGCTACAGATGTTCTATATTGCTCAGGCAGGTGTGGTAGCAACATTCTTTGGAGCAAGCGCTTATGTCAGTAAATAAAAAAGGCGGAGTTAAATCTCCGCCTTGCTATCTGCTATGGGATTGATCCCTGGTTCTAGATCGTCGTAATTGACTGTATGGATCAGGGATTTTTTCTTTTCCGCATCCCAATCCTTAAGATAATCATTATCCTTATCAAACAACACCAGATACTCTTCCTCAGATATCTCTCTGACTCTAGAGACAGTCTCACCCAGCCAGTCCTGGCTCCATTCATCTGCTTCGTTCAGAGTGACTGTATCTGCTGCATGGACCTCGTCTTTACAACGAACAACATAAGAATTGCGGAAAGTAGATACTGCATCAACTAAAAATAATTTCATAAATCATACTCCTTAAATATTATCACGCTTTCTATCAACCTATCCGGATAGTTTTCAGACACAAGCTGTCTTGCTTCAGATTCTGTATTAGCAGCAATTATGCAAGATTTCGTCGTATTTGTAAACCTAAAGATCCAGATTACTTTTTTATCTTTTTCCTGATCTCGACCATCACTCGATCCAACCATTTTTCTGCCTTCTTCTTTGTATCAAAATAAGGAGAAAGCGTCTTGCCGTCCTCTGATATCCAAAGATATATAGACTCTTTCATGTGATCATCTTTGTACTCAATCAGCTTCATTTGTCTTATCCTTCAGATCAAGGATCTCAAGCTGCTGTGTATAGATCACACCAAAGAGCACCAGGATCATAGATTGCTTGATGAGTTCATTGTAATCAGTATATATTCCTGCAACAATGATGCTGGGCAGCGTTGCGATAGCTCCCATCAAACCAAAATTAAGAGAGAACCATTTATAGAGTTTAACTATCATGCTGCTTCCTTCACATCAAAATTAATATAGCGTGCATTCTGATCGAACATCTGAACATCACGCACCCAACGCTTGGCATCCTTCTCAGAGATAAAGTGCAGGCGATCCTTGATCGTCAGTCCGTTCAGGATGCCGTTTGTCAGCAACTTTTCAAACTCAACGACGAAATTATAACCTGTAGCCTTGGAATATATCGAGCTCATATCAGATCTCCTTTGTTTCATCATATTATAACTATAAGGCATTATGATAAAAATGTCAACCGATATTTTTAGACATACTCAGAATGGCTTAATGAGTATCCATATCCCATATATCGTCTGAGTTCTTTATCCTGAGGTTCAAACTCCTCATCTTTGAAAAAGATCCTGTATGATTCTGATCCATACTGACCGATCCCATACAATTCAGTGGCATCTTCGCCGTCCCAAGTCAAGAAATCTTCGCTCATCTTGCGGATCCTATTCTCTCGAATATTATAGAAACCCAGCGAGCGTATCACAGATTTGACCTCATCGGGATCGCTTTCTATGTACGCTTCAGGCGTAGGCCATCGACTGAGAAACTCCGGAAGCACTGTCTTGACAGGTTTGCGTCCTGTCTGATTTAACATGATCACACCCACCATATGTTGCCATGGTCCCACAATCTGTTCTTGCACCATGAGATCGTCACGGAGAGGTTGGGTCATCTTGTTACCTTAAAAATCATTATCCAGGGGTGCTGTATCTTCTTTATTGAACTCTAACTGGCCAGTCAATGTGACAGCTTTTGATCGCCAATCACGCTGCTGGAGCTGAACCTTTTCCTGACTGAGTTCCAACTGTTCACTTGCTATCATTATAACAAAGTCTCGATACTTTTGCAACTGTTCATTTTCTTTGTCAATTGCATCAGCATAATTACTCATTAAACCAATCTGTGACTCTAGAGCATAGATCATTGCTTCCTTGTCAGCGATTGTCTGCTTCATCTCCATGATGCCACCTGGACCAGACTCCAACTTTTTGGCTCTCATATTGGCATTGAGGTTATTCATTAGTAGTCTCCATTCTCAAGGTCGTTTGCAGTTGAACAAAACACTGCGATTGCCAATCCCGCCAGTATCAGAAGCGTTGCGACTATTAAAAAAAGCATCACTCTTTCTCCTTCAGTGCTTTACCAACCGTCCTTGTAATTTCTTCGCGTACCTTCCGATCAGGGCTGTTCACATCTTGACATGCTTCCAGTACTGTCAAAAGGACTCCCCGCAACTGCTCAATAATCTTTTTGGAATCTTTCAAGATATTATCTTCTCTTTGATCACCGACCCAAAAGTCTTCCGTTTTTATCGCTGCGTCTAACCGTTCAATGATATCCATCACTCTTTCTCCTTCAGTGCAGCACGAACCCTAGCCTTGACGGGGCCGTCTGTGGGAAATAGTCCATCAATCGCGTTAAGCAGTTCAGTTGTGGCTTCTCGCAACTCTTTGTACTTACTCTTGATATCTTTATGCATTTTCATTACTTTTATTCTTTTCTTATAGTAAGTCCCAGCAGGTTTGCTCCTGATCAGTTCACCTCGCTGAAGCTTCATCTTGATGACAGAATCTATGACCTCGTAGCAAACCACGCCACAGAAGCTGTTCCATATGCTGAAGCGGTCAAATATCTGATGGTCATCTAGAGTGTAGATCCAATCTAATACCCTATGAGTGTCATTCCTGTATTCACCCATCACTTGTTATCCCATTCATAATAATCACCCCCGAGATACTCGTCCCAGTTTGATCCCGAATGTTTAGCGGGTGCGACTCGCGCATTCTTGACAGGAACGTCATGGTCTTTCTCCCCCAACATAGCAGCGATGTCTCTATCAAACTCCTCCGGTGAGTAGTCTGGACAAAGCCGCATCATGTTAATACGGAACGATGTGATCAGGATGCTTTGATTGTTCCGGTACCGCTCGATCTCATCAATCGCTGGTAGGAACACATCAGAATAGTCGTTTCCAAATGTCATCAGCAGATCGTTGCTCCGCTTCAACGTCACTATGATATCTTCTTCCATCATTCACACCTCCATTGCTAACGCCGTTGTTCATGTTATTAATATAAGGTATTATGATAAAAATGTCAACAAAAAATTGGTGGTACTAGCAGTCCTCTAACCATTGAGCTACAGGTCAATGATAAAAAATGATG